GCTACAGAGATAAGTAACGCAGCAGCTACTGATCCTGATAAAGCGTTTAACCATGCCATTTCTGGTGGAGTAAAATGGTTGTCCCCCAGTGAAAGAAGTGGGACATGGGCGGCAGTGGTTGCTGCTTGGAATACTTATCCTGCTAAAGCCAAAGCAAGTTTGTTTAATGGGGTAGGACTTGAAGCTATTGTAGATGTAGGAAAAGAAAAACTACCCAGTGCTGAACGGTTTCAAGAAGTGTTTTATGAAATAGATGGGGTTCGTAATAACGAAACGATTAGATTTACAGATGTCTTTTCTGCGGCACTTAAAGCTTTTAGTGGCTCTAGTGGAGTGTTACCCAACAGTCAAGCTATTGAAGTTTTAAATGAGTTAGTAGCACTAAGTACTACAAATAGAGTTGATCCTTCTATTAGTGATGCCGAAAAAAATAAAAGGTATAAAAGTTTTATAGTACGGTACGGACAAAATAATACTCGTAAAGAAGAATTTTTTAGGAGTGAAAGTCAAGCTACTCAACGCCAAGCAGCATTACAAAGTGACCCTAATGTTAAAGGCAAAATAGTTTTGGTAAGTCCTTTAACAGAAACCCAAGATGCTTTAAGACAAGCCGAAGTTCTCTACCGTCAATTATCTCCGCAACAACAAGACGCTTATAAAAAAATGCGGGATGAATATTTTAGATTGGACACTCTTACACAAGAAGCACAGGACGCTAACATACAAAAACTTGAAGTTGAAGACGGAATTAAAAAATCTATTAGAGATACCTTGTTTCAACAACGTTTAGAGTACGGCAACATTGACCCTTATTTTCCTTTGTATAGGGACGGTGATTATTGGCTAGAGTTTATTTACACCGATGCAACTGGGCAAGTTAACTATGGAACGAGCGCCTACAAAACAGTACCTGAACGAGCAAAAGCTTTTAAGTTACTACAAGATCAAGGTATAGACGTTAATCTTAGAAGCAGAGAAGATGTACAAAATACTATTAAGGCTGGTAGCTATCAAGGTGTCCCCCTTCCTTTTCTAGTAGACCTTCAAAGACAACTGAACGATGTACTTAAAACTATCCCTACTGACAACACAACGGCACGGACTCAAGTTCAAGAGTTTATGGAACAAGCTATTCTTAAAGCTTTGCCTGAACAGTCTTTAGTTCAAGCACGTCAAGCACGTAGAGGTATATTAGGTTTTAACCGTAACGCTTTTGAAGTGTTTGAAAAACGTATGCCCCAGCTTATAACAAGCTATGCCAATGTTAAGTACCAAGTCGAAAAAGAACTGGCAGCTCGTGGTGTAGAAGAAGACAGACGCAAACTTGTAGAAGGGGAAGATGTCTTTTACAGGGATATAGCTGACATGTTGGTCGGGCCAACACGGGGCCAAAAAGTATTTGGTCTTCCTAGCTACCTTGAGTTTAGTAACAATCCTTATTTACCTGAATATGCAAGATTCTTAAGAGGTTTAACTTTTGTAGGCACGTTAGGTTTTAATATAAGTTCAGTAGCAGTGAACACTTCTATTATACCAATGGTACTTCAAGCCCGTCTTTCAGGAGAATACGGGGCGACTAAAGCAGTAGCTAGTACCAGTAAAGCCATATACTTATACGGTTTAACAATGGGTAATAGAGAAGCTGAAGGGTTAACTGGGCCAGAAAGTAAGATAGGAGGATTTTCTCTTACTAACGAAACAACTGATCTTGATGACAAGTTTAAATTATTTGGGCCTTTAAAACAAAGGTTTAAAAACTTAGGGTTTGATACCCGTACCATTGCTGCTGAAAGTTCTGAACTTGAAGCGTCAGGCTTTGGGTTTATGAGAAAACTTAGTTACTGGTCAGGGTTTTTGTTTAATCATAACGAACGCGCTATTCGACAAGTAAGTGGAATGAGTACTTACATGTTAGAAATGGAAAAGCTTACGGGCAAAAAATTTAGCGAAATCACTGAACAAGAACTAAACAAAAAAGATTCAGTAAGTGGATTAACTCTTGGTGAACAAGCTGCTACTACCGCAACCAATACGACTTTGTGGGTAAACTCTTCTGCCTTACTTACTACTGGATCACGTTTATCGCAACAACAAATTGGTAGTTTAGCCATGCAGTATAAACGTGTTCCTATGCAGTTCATGTACCAACAAGCTTCTATGCTTAATGCAGTTAAAAAATTAACTCTTAATGAAGCTAAAACTGAGCAAGAACGTGCTGAAGCTAAAGCGTTAGCAAAAACTTTGATATGGCTCACAGCTAGTGGTTCTTTAATATTAGGTGCTCAAGGTATCCCTTTGTACGGAATGCTATCTCAAGTAATAGATTGGGGTTTAGAAGAAGACGAAGATGATTTTGATACCATGATGGCTAAGAAATATGGTAGTGGCTACTACGGGTGGTTAGCGACAGGAGATATTTACGGATTCGACAGTTCAGTAGCGGAATTTCTTTCTCCTGAAATAGATTTAACTCAACGTATTAATTTGACTAATCTTATGGTTCGTGATCCCGGTAATTACCGACAAGACAAAACCGCTCCTGAAATATTTGCAGATCAAATAGCCGCTTATTCGGTAATAACAAGAGCAGGGCGTGGACTAATAGATATGTTTGATGGCGATCCTGCTAACAACCAACGTGCTCGTGAAGATATGGTTCCTGCTGCTTTTTCTAATGTGTTCAAGAGTATGAGAATACAATCCGAAGGGTATCGAACTAGACGAGGAGATGCGGTACTTGCTGAAGTAGGGGTGGGGGATGCGATATACCAAGGGTTAGGTTTTACACCATTTAATTATAGACTTGAAAGAGACAAACTTTCTTTAAACCTCCGTAAAACTAGAGGTACAACTAACAGAAGAAGCGCATTGTTAGAAGCTTATACTTTTGCTTTAGGGGATAGAGATATAGGTCGCCCCCCCGATCCTGAACTATTAAAAGAAACAGTAGAAAAAATAAAAGAGTTCAATGGGGATCATCCAAGTCGAAGTATAACTAATGATAGTTTAAGAGCTTCCTTACGTGCTAAAAGAGCTAATTCAGGAATGGCAAAGATAACAGGTGGTGGGCCTGTTGACAGACGTGAAGCTATAGAAATAATTCAATCCAATCGAGAATTTGACGAAGCGTTTAACGAATAAAGCTATTTTATTCTCCACACCCGTACCCCGTACTTCCCATTCTCTACACAAATACGTTTCTCTAAATCATTTAAGTGTACATCAATAGCTTCGGTAATGTGTTTAAGAGCTTTACTTGTATTAATACAGGGGATAAAAACAGAACTGCCGGGGACAAATTTTTCCCAATCAACTACTATTCGTACACCATCGGGAGAAATATCAGTGAACATTACTCGTGTCATTATCCACCTCGTCTTCTGATGTATCATCCTGATGACTCCATGAACATTCCAAAACGTGAGGAGTCCCTACATCAAACTGTGTTCCACGCCCTGCTCTCATTTTGTACGCCCTTCCGTTCATTTGTGTGAGGATTAATTGCCTTACTGCGGCATAATGATGCCCTTTCTTAACACACCATTCTTTAAGTTTAGTAGGGAATATGTACAACTTATTTTCTGTAGGTTCAGCTCGACCTACCCATGAGTAGCTAGGTTGATTCGTGTACATCATTACTTCTTCATCAGGATTTGTAACACGCAACCATCCTTGAGGATGATCTTGATAAAACTCAGCTACAATTTCTTCAATACTAATTATCATACCCTTCATTTCTAACCTCATAGAAATTAGTTTGCCAATAATCCAACGATACAAAGCCTCTAAATCCCAATCTATTAACCCTATATCTTTAGCAATAGTTAATCCTGCAAAAGTAACTGCCGTTCCTGCTACCCAATAACGGTGTTGTGATTCTAATTTTGCGTCTTTAAGCATTTGATCTCTAGTAGCTATTACTAAGTCTTCAGTAGCTTCTATAGTTTGAAGAACATGTTGTATATAAATAGCACCTGCATGGCCGTAGTGATTAGCTAAATCATCTTGTAAGTCATTCGCTTCGTTAGCTTCTTGAGTAGTGAACAATCTTTTCTCTACAGGACTTTCTATTAACCTAGCTATCTCTCCTTGAGGTAGAGATTTAAAACCCGTCATTTTTTCTGCTAAAGAAGAGTTACCAGATGTACCACACATTAAATCCCACGGCTCACCTCTGTAACGTTCTACATTTTCTCCTTTGTTACTCATACGATTTTTCTGTTCACCGTCACTTATTGCATAACAAAAGTCACTTGCGTCTTTATCTAAATAATTAGAAACTTCGTCTATATATAAGACATGATTCTTCCACACTTCGGCTCTATGCCATCCAGAATTTCCTGTGTCTTTTCCTTTAAGAATAAGTTTAGAGTTAGGATTACCCCACACTGATGCACCACCTTTCATCCCTGTGGTTTTTCCATAACCTGTCTCTGCACTCATCAAGTGAAATACAGCGCCGGGAATACCGGGAACAAACTTCATTAAAGGTGAACCAAATGAAAGACCAAACATCATTTGATGTTCTTCAAACTTAGGGCGATCATAAAATTTAGCTATACGTTTCCATCCGTCTAACGAACCTTTCTTAGCAAACAAAGATATATATTGAGAAGTCCGAGCACTTGGAACATTAGCAATTATACGATTAGCAAAAATTTCTTTGTCCCCAATAACATAAGACTTCATGTTTTCTGTCCACCCAAACTGAGTACGCACATCAATAAAGTCTACAGTTTCATGTAATTGTTTTACCCATTTTTGTATATAGTTCATCAGACTACTCGCTTGGTTAGGGAGAATAAAGATATCGTTTCTACCCATAGCCTTTCTAAATTCTTCTCGTCCTGTACACTGTTCCATTTTAAGAACAAATTCTTGCACCCCTTCTCGTGCAGTGTGGTGTTCAAACATATAACATGGGCCATCAATAGGATCACGTAAGCGTTTAGTAACATATAAATCTCTATCATAAATCTCAGCTACATCATCATTTCCGTCTTTGTCTTTTGTTTTTAAATAGACACCTCCGTTTGCTCCCCGAAAATAATTGCCGGGATAAGGAGGGATAGTGTGTTGTTGCGTTTTAGGGGGTTTAGGTTCAATTCTATCATCTTCAAACTCGTCTGTAATTGTAGGTACAACTACCTCAACCACATTACTTTCAGCTTCTTTAACTTCCATACAAAGTTTAATAGGAGACTTAAAGAAGGGGTCTTTTTTGTGAATACAATCTTTACACGCCTCTGGATAACTTGTTTCAAAAGAAGTACAGAGGTGAGGGTAGTCAATAGATTCGGCTACGTTATTAGTTTCTTTTTCAGAATACCCTTTATAACGTTTAGAAATTAAATGTATCCCATCTTCACCACCCACATCACAGTGTTTAGGAATAGAAAGGACATGTAACCATTCGTCATAAGACAAATCATTAGGGGAACGGATGGCCCTAGCAATTTGACCACATCCTTTACCATCACGAGTAAGTTCAATAAGTTTCTTAAACGACTTTTGATAGTTACTATTTAGTCCCCCGGTATTTTGCAAATCTTCTTTGTCTTCAGTACTAAGTTCTGGAGCATCAGAAAATGAAAGAGCAACTTCAGGAAGATGTGCAGCAAACTTATCTAAAAGTATTTTTTCTTCTCGTATCCTACCTAATATCTTTACTGGTAAAGGAGTATCACCTTTATAGTTATGAGTGCTAGGCACTCGTAATATACGAGCAGAATCTGCCGTAACTCCATGATCGGCATGTAAGTTAGCTTCTATACACGCTGCTTTTAAACGTGCCGCCACCGCAAGCCATTCGGCCCTACTGTAAGCGCGATCTAAAGCCCAATAGACATGAAGACCACGGCCTGAATTAACTACAATGGTAGGAGGGGGAAGTTTATAAGTTGCATTAAACTCAATTAACGCCTTAATAGCATCCGGTTGGGTAGCGTATTTTTTAGTTGGGCCACAATCTAAGTCTAAGAAAAAAGATTTAAGTTCTTGTACATTGTCAGCAGTCCGTCCATTTACTGGGTCTTTATATGTACCCAATGCAAAATAAGCATCCCACCCTTCTGTGTCTAATGACTGACTTGTACTAACTACTTTATCTAAAGAATCATAGAATTTGGTTTTAGGACTGCACCCTTGCTTAAGTGCAAAAACACAGTACTGGCCTTCGCCTCCCAATACTGTACCCAAAAATTCTTTTGCTTCCATAATAAACCCACGTTAAAAACAGGAGTGCCATGTAGCACCCCTGTTCTTTTATTATTTTAATCGTCAAACGCATCAAGCATACTGGCAAGGTCTACATCCCCTGCGGGTTCAGCTTTTTTCTTCTTAGATGGTTTAACAGTGGGTTCTTCAATTACTTCTGGTTCTTGTTTGGGTTCCTCTACTTCTCCAAAAATATCATCAAGCCCGTCATCAGTAGTGGAACTACCGCCTTGAGTAAACCCCTCCTGTGTATCAAAAGGAGATGCTGCTACGTATTCCTTATATTTAATAACTTGAACAGCACGTATCCGTAAAGATACGCCATTACCCATCGCACCATTATAGGGTATAAGTTGCATAAACAAACTTATGGTACTCCCCGTAGTTATTTGAAACCCACAACCAAAAGGAGTGTTAGCAGAATCATAATGTTTAGGAGGACTATTGTAAGAAGCGTCTATTCTCGTTTTACCAATAAACATTTTATCTTCATCCTTCGTAAAAGGCATTGTAAAGTCTGGCCAATTATCTTCTTTAGCTTCATTGTAAGCTGCAACCATTTCTTTAAAAAGGTCTTTAGCTTGCGCCCCTGTCATTTTAAAATTAGTAACGTACTCCGCGCCTTTAGCATCAGCGTCACAAGGTACACTTCCACCTTTACCATTTTTACCAGCAGTCTTATCAAAACGATAAGGTTGATCTAGTTTAGGATAAAGGGCTTCTACATCAGTTAACTTATAAGTTGGTTTACTCATATTCGCACTCTCGTCAAAAGGTTATTAAAATAGCATTAGTTATAAAACTAAGTTATGGTTTAGGTATTGCGGTACTACAAGGTTTTTACATACACTCCTTCTCCTTCAACAACATCAAACACATTGTCTACATCAGAGTAGGTTTCTTCTTTAGGTGTCACAGTAAGAGTCACTAGCTTCCCAGTATTAGGATCAGTTTGCATTTGTTTAGCTAACTTAATTTCCTCTTCTTCTAATACACGTATTGGTTTAAAAAATAATTTAGGAGTGACACTTTCTTTATCAAAACGTATTTCTGTAAGTAACGCTGCTAAAGGGACAGGTTTTTCTTGGTTGTTTAAAAAACGTGCGTAGGTTTGCATCGACATTTTTTGTTTGTCTTTCCCAAATAAACTCGTAGCAGGAAGTTGGAGTTGATATACTTCATCGCACACTATAGCTCCCTCTTCGTTAGCAAGCAAAACTGCTACTCTTTGTTGGTATCTGCACGCACGAGTTTGTCCTACACCTGACCCCTTAATGTTTTGTTTGCAATCAAAACATGCTACTGACTGAACGTTGTCCGTAGAGACATCAGTAGAAGGTTTTCCCGTCCCTGTATCTGCTGACCAACAAGTAGGAGGTTTATTTTTTCCTGCTACATATTCCCCTGCGTAATACGTACGAGAAATGGGTGCTGACTTAACAATCACACCTTTAACGGCATCAGTATCTAGTTCTTCTTCGTAGTTATTAGCGGTCTTACGAAACACATTCCCACGAATACTTAATCGCAACACCCCTTCTTTTGGAGAAGGTAATGGTTTGGTATCGTTCTCAAGTTCATCTAGTAATTCTTGATACTCGCTCGGCACGTTTTCCGAACCAGTTGTCATATATCTTCTTCCTCAGAAAAGTCCAATTCTAATTGGACGGGAGGTGCGTCTTCCGATGTAACCTCTGGTGGTGGTTCCTGTTTTAATGCGGCAACCACTTCAGGAATATTAAAACGGTAGGTATACCCCACTTTTATATAAGTAGTGTTAGGAATGTAACCTTTATTAACCCATTGTCTTATGGTACTGGCCTTAACTGTTAAGTGGTCAGCCAAATCATCAATAGGAACATAGCTATCAGTCATTTTTTTCTCCGTACTGTTACTGTGTATTCGCTGTCACAATTTAAACCGGGGGGTAAAAGGTCTGGATTTTCTTCTAAAAACTGCTTCATATTCCCTTGATGGATACGTTTCTCTAGTAAGTCCACGCATTGATGCTCTAATAGAAAGGTATTCATCGCCTCCCAATCCCCTGTCCAATATTTATTCTTCACCGAACGGTAAAAGGTTCCTGCCTCAGTACGCACTGATTCCATCCCTGATTCTTCGCAATGGTTTAAAAGTTCCTCTTTTATCATGCTAAGTTTGTCGTTAAGTGATTGTTCTTCCTCACGAAATTTGTTCGCAATTTCTATCTTCTTATCACGAATCTTAACGTAGACTCTAACTAAACGATTGAGGTCAGTAGTATTTGTCACCGTCATTCTTATTGTCTCCTGTAATTTATATAACGTTTTATGTAGTATAGTGGCGTATTGTTTATATTTCAAGTACCTCCTCGTACAAATCTATCATTTGAGTGTGTACGTTTATACGTTCGTCCAACATGCCATAAATACGTTTCTCTACAGTAGACCCTTGAAGTTGTACCACGGTACAGGGATGAGTTTGTCCTGATCGGTGGACACGAGCATTGGCTTGAGCGTATGTTTCCAATGACGATACTGGCCCCCACCAGACAATAGTGTTAGCAGCGGTAAGCGTCACTCCATGTGCCGCTGCTTGAGGTTGGATAATTAAAACACGGGGGTCATTTGTGGTTTGAAACTTTTTAAAGATACGTGTGCGGTTAGGTGCACTTACGTCACCACGAATAATTTCGTTAGTAATATTGTCCTGCGTTAACTTCTCTTTGAGTAAGTCAATTACGTGTTTAAAAGGTACAAAAACTAATACCTTTTTACTCGACTCATCTACCACTTCACGTAAAACTTTGTATCTATTTTTAATGTCAAACTCTACAGTTTCTCCAGTGTCGGTGTACACTGCACCACAAGAAATTTGTAAAAGTTTGTTCATGTTAACTGCTGCATTAGCAGCGGTAATTTGTTCCCCTGCTGCTACCATTACCATTTGTTTCCGCAAAGTCTCATAATATTTTTTCTGTTGCGGGGTAAGTTCAACTCCTCGTTTTACATAAGTCATTTCAGGTAAATCTAAGCATTGTTCTTTAGTAAAACGTATAGCAGGTTGAAGCGCATTAAACACTAAGTCCACAGCATTAGGTTTAGGAACCCATTTAAATTGAGTAACTTTGTACATTACCATTTCTCTAAAAGCTCCAAAAAATTTAGGTACGCCTTTAGGGTTAATAAGTTTAGCTAACCCATAGGCATCTATTGGAGATTGTGCAGCAGGAGTTCCGGTCATCATCCATAACCATGTATGTGGCTTTATTAAACTAGCAAGAACTTTCCACCGTTTAGATTGGGCATTTTTATAATGTGTTGCTTCATCAGCAATAATTAAATCAAACCCTCCTGCTTCAATTTCTTCTTTTACTATCTCCACCCCATCATAATTTATGATGACGTATTCGGCGTTCCCTTTAATAATAGTCTGTCTTTTTTTCTTAGCCCCATGTGCAATATCTACTCGGCGGTGCATAGCAAAATTAAATAAGTCTGCTGCCCATGCTGATTCCATAATAGATAAGGGACAAATAATAAGAACACGTTTGATTAACTTTTCGTTCATCAGGAAATCAGAAGCCCATATTGCTGAACCTGTTTTCCCAGTTCCTTGTTCGTTAAAACAGAACGCTCTATTATTCATTGTAAGAAAAGAAGCAGTGGTCTTTTGGTGTTCAAAAGGTTTATACCTACCGGGCCAATCGTACTTACCTAAGATAGGAGAAGGTATATCCTTAACGTTTAAGTTACGAAGCACACGAGATTCATCTACGCCCCACCGTACCAAAACTTCATTGTTATTAACTTGTTGGCTTGTGGGGATAGCTGTAGTAATTTTAGAGGGATTACGAACCCGCAGAAGCAAGCCTCTGTTGTCTATGATTCGCATATTTATTTCTTTTTCTTGTAGTTTCTGGAACGGTTTTTACTACGGCTTTCTACCTTTACACCGTCTTTGTTTTTACCGCCTTTACTCAAAGCTTTTTTGTGGCTGATGTCCTTTCCTTCACGCTTATCAGCTTTACCGTTTTTGTTTTTATCGACTCCTTCTCTATCCATCTTTTGTCTTGCACGTTGGCGTTCCATTCGCGCTTTAAATTCTTTACTTCCTACAGGTTTGTTCACTTGTTTCTTTCTATCTTTAGGGTTTTTGTATGGCATATATTTATCCTCTTAATAATCGTAATGGGGTTCGCCATCTTCTGCATATTCAGGACGTTGTTTATATCTCACTAAGTCATCTTCTTGTACGGCATAGGGATATAAGTCACTAAACAAAACATATTCAGGACGTTTTTCTTTAGGGTCTATAGCTCGTCCTCTGTAAGACCATGCGTGGCGGCGAACAGCATACCCTCCTGCTACAAAGTCTTTTCCTAGATTAGTCAAAGCCCACCAACCTGCACTGGCTTCTCCTTTAGGAGAAGTTGTTTGGAAGATTAACCCCCAATACTGGAGTTTTTGAAAGTTACTACGTTGGTTAAAGTTGAGTTTCATAGTGGCAATGTGTGCTTTGCCTCCTTGATCGTATAGTTCTTTCAAGGCAATCGTCATTCCTTTGTTAAGAGCGTGACGATACTCAACCATTTTAGCGCCACAACATTCACATATTCGTCTGTTTTCTTCTTCCATTTATTGCCTCCCGTTGTGTGGACATTCTAAAACTACACAATGTGCACGGCATAGCCCTGTAGGTTTAGGGTTCCACACATTGACTTCTGTAGCTTTCTCTACTTGCGCGTACTGCATTAACCATTTCTGCCAAAGTTCTGATTCCTGTTCAATAGTGTATGTATCTTTTATAAATGCGTTACATACCACAAACAACAACCCACCCTTAACTACTTTTACTTCAGGGAAATGTTTGAAAGTAGCTAAAGCCATCAGTTCTAGTTGACCTTTATCTGCGTACTTAGCAGATTTCCCGGTCTTGTAGTCAATTACTTTAGCTACACATGTTTCTCTATTTACTATAGTTAAATCAGATACTCCTCGAAACCACACGTCTTTATCAAAAAAACCGCAAGGTTCTAAATTAGCAGTTAATCCCATTTTGTATTCGCATAATTTTTCACCTTCCATACTCTTGAGTTTATCAAGAGCACTTTGTGTAAAATCAAAGCGAGGGTCAAGTGTTTCTACTTTACCCCCTACATACTCTTCGGCTGCTTCGTGAAACAGATTCCCATACAAAATAGATTTCGTATTAAAGTCTTCCTTGTAATCCTTTGCTATTTTTGTGTGGTAATACTTTTTAGGACATTGGTTAAATGTCTTTATACTGCTGAACGACCATGTTGGCTTGGTTTCCATTCAACACATTCTCCGTAGTTTTTTCCGACCTCCACGTCACCACGCACCGGAAGGGTGTTCGCCCACTCCGGTGTCCAACGCATACACTCATTAACGAAAGTCGCAGCTTCGTCTACTTCTGAGTCTTCTACACAGCATATCACAGAATCGTGTACAGTTAACAATACTCTATACTTTTTAGAAATACGAGCCATTTGATCTGCCATAATACATCTGGCAATTCCTTGGCATACATTCTCTATTACCTTTCCACCATATATCTTAGTTCGTCCTCGGCGTGTTTGGTAGGAGAATTGTACTCCTCGTTCTGTTTCTTCTGCTTTAAGGTCGGCATAGTACATTAACAAACCAGAAGGTAAGCGAATCCCCTTTTCGGATGGTTCTACTTTTAATACCCCTGCTTTCCCTAACGGACTACTTAATCCCTGATAAATGTTCATCAAAGCATTTCCTGCTTCTCGCCATAAGTTAGTGATAGCAGAGTTGGCATTTCTGTACACACCGATTATGCGTTTTGCTTCTTCCTCGCTTACCTCTACCCCAAACCCTTTTAGTTGGTCACGAAATTTAACAGACCCCATCCCATACCCTGCACCTAAAATCGTAGTCTTCCCTACAAACCGTTCGTCTTTGTCTATCTCGTCAATAGGTTTGCCGTATATGGCTGCTGCCATTATCTTGTAAACATCATCTCCATTAGCAAACGCCTTAACCAAATTATCTTGGGAAGCTAACCATGCCAATACTCTAGCCTCTATCTGGGCAGAATCGGCTTCCACTAAAGTATAACCTTCAGGAGGTTGTATGCAGGACTTTAATACTTTAGCGTTTGATCCCCGTGAGGGTAAGTTTTGTAAGTTAACTTTATCTGATCCACCCCACCGTCCAGTGTGAGCTGCATAGTATTTGATGGGAACAGGAAGGTCGCCCCGGCTCGCTATGTCAATAAACCTTTCAGTACGTGTT